GATGCATATAACGATGAAAGTCGTTTTCCAAATTTTGCATTGTGCAAGGAGAATGATTGGGTAATATATGCTAAATACGCAGGTTCACGTCTTAATATTGAAGGCGGCGAACTACGCTTACTAAATGATGATGAAATTTTAGGTGTTGTTGACGACCCCGAAAGTATCTTATCGCCAGTAACACATTAACATGGAAAGGAACCCATGCCCGAATTACAAGAAACATTAAAAGAAGCAACGACTCCAATGGTTGAATTAGACACCACTGGAAATTCTGTTGATATTGAATTAGATGATTCTAAAGCTAATACAAAAGAGGTTGAAACTAAAGAGCCTGTAGTAGAAGTTAAGGAAGAAAAAAAAGATGAACGCGAAGAGTATAGTGAGGGTGTCAAAAAACGTATTGACAGATTAACTTATAAAATTCGTGAGTCAGAACGAAGAGAAAAAGAAGCTCTTAGTTTTGCTGAACAAATTAAAAAAGAACGCGATGATTTACAAACAAAGTTTACAAAACTAGATGATGGTTATGTTAATGAGTTTTCTGGTCGTGTAAAATCAGAACTTGAGTCAGCAAAAATAGCTTTAAAACAAGCGGTATCTGCTGGCGATGTAGATGCACAAGTAGCAGCAAATCAAAGCTTAGCTAGGTTAGCTATTGAACAAGAACGTATAAATGCTACAGAAGAGCAAAGAAAATTATATGATAAAGCTCAAGAAAACGCTGGACAGGTAGTACAACAACCTGTACAAAGTAATGTACAACAACCACAAGCTGCTCCACCGGACCCAAAAGCGGAAGCATGGGCGGAAAAAAATGAGTGGTTTGGTAAAGATGAAGCTATGACATACGCTTCGTTTGGTATTCACAAGAAACTTGTGGAAGAAGAAGGTTTTAATCCATCTTCTGATGAATACTACGAAGAGATTGACAGAAGACTTCGGAACGAGTTTCCCCAAAAGTTTAACGATGGGGGAGAAGTCCAAGGAAGCAACAAGCCCGTCCAAACTGTTGCATCCGCGCAAAGGACCACACGATCTGGACGCAAAACAGTGAGACTCACGCCATCTCAAGTAGCGATTGCTAAAAAATTAGGTGTGCCACTTGAAGAATATGCGAAATACGTGAAGGAGTAAGGCATATGAATAAAATTGATGAAAATAAGACTCCACGCGCTGCTCTATCCCGCGAGAAAACGACTCGTAGGAAACCATGGGCACCCCCGTCATCCCTTGACGCACCTCCTGCACCCGATGGGTACAAATTTAGGTGGATACGCGCTGAAACTTTAGGCCAAGCAGATAATAAAAATTTAAATGCTAGGCTAAGAGAAGGATTTGAACTCGTAAGAGCAGATTCCGGCGATCAATATCCAACAATACAGGACGGAAAATACCAAGGTGTAATAGGAGTTGGTGGTTTACTACTGGCTAAAATTCCAGAAGAAATCGTTGAAGAGCGTATGGCCTATTTCTCACAACAAACGAGAGATAAGGAAGAAGCTATTGCAAACGATCTATTGAAGGAACAACACCCCAGTATGCCGATCTCTAAACCAGATAGGCAATCTCGTGTAACCTTCGGTGGTAACCGAAAGAACTAATTTTTTAGCTCTTTTGTCCATCGAATAATAAAATTTAACCCTTTAAAAAAAGGAAACTAACGATGGCAAATAAAGACGCAGCTTTCGGGTTTAGACCCGTGAGACATCTTAGTGGTGGGGAATTAAGAACAAACGAATACAAAATTGCAGCAAACTACGGTACAGCGATCTATCAAGGTCAAGCTGTTATTGCCGTAACTGCCGGTGGAATTGAAGCCGCAGGAGCAGGTAACGTAGTTTTAGGTATTTTTGCAGGATGTTTTTACACTGATCCCACTACTAGCAAACCAACATTTAGCAATCATTATCCAGCAAGCACAAATGCTTCTGATATTGTTGCACAGGTGTACGACGATCCAAGAATCGTCTTTGAAGTTCAACATGATGGAACTGGCACAGCAGCTATGAACTTTGGTGGATTTGATTTTGTCGGAACGGGTGGAAGCACTCTTTCTGGAAGATCTTCACAAGAGTTGGATACTTCTACAGTTACAACATCTGGACAATTCAAACAGATAGGTATTTCAAAAGATCCGAATAACAGTGATACAGGCAGTGCAAACGCTAACGCTTACGTTGTTCCGAATACTGGCGAACATTCTTATCTATTAACCACTGCATTAGCGTAATAGGAGACATATATGGCTATTTCTAGATCACAATTGGTCAAAGAACTTGAACCGGGTCTTAACGCTTTGTTCGGGTAGAATACAATAGATACGAAAATCAACACACGGAGATTTTCGACACTGAAACTTCAGATCGTGCATTTGAAGAAGAAGTAATGCTATCCGGTTTCGGTGCGGCACAAGTAAAACCAGAAGGCGGATCAGTTAATTATGATGACGCGACTGAGTCTTTTACTGCTCGCTATACACACGAAACTATAGCTCTTGCTTTTTCAATCACTGAAGAAGCCGTAGAGGATAACCTTTACGACAAGATCAGTTCAAGATACACAAAAGCATTAGCTCGTTCAATGGCAAATGCCAAACAGGTGAAAGCAGCTAACGTATTAAATAATGCGTTTGATTCTAGCTTCACAGGTGGAGACGGCGTAGAATTATGTTCTACTGCTCACCCAACCACTGGTGGCAATATCAAAAACGAATTAACAGTTGCTGCTGATCTAAACGAGACATCTTTAGAACAAGCATTGATTGACATTGCTGGACTTACTGACGATAGAGGATTAAAAATCGCTCTCAACGGTACGAAAATGATTATTCCAGTAAATCTTCAATTCACTGCTGAAAGACTAATGAAGTCTGGTCAAAGAGTTGGCACAGGTGATAATGATATTAATGCTGTAGGCAGCATGGGAATGATTCCTCAAGGTTATGTAGTGAATAACTACTTAACTGATACAGATGCATTCTTTATCAAAACTGATGCGCCTAACGGATTAAAACACTTCCAAAGAGCGCCAATTTCCACTAAGATGGAAGGCGATTTTGAAACTGGAAACGTTAGATACAAATCTAGAGAAAGATACTCATTCGGGTTCTCTGACTTTAGAGGTATCTTTGGTTCACCGGGAGCATAATTACTCTTAACTTGTGGGGGCTTAGTCCCCACAGGACAACTAGGATAATTTGTTATATTGACTGCCCTAGCAGACGCTCGTAGAGACAGTATAACTTTACTTACGAGGTAAAAATGGCTAACTCAACTTTTAGCGGTCCGGTAAGATCGGAAGCTGGTCACAAAGTAATAACTAAAAATACAAGTACAGGTGCAATTTCAGAACACGCAACTTTAAATAGTGTAGCAACTGGTGATGTTTCAAGCAATTCAGCAGGTTCACTTTTGTTAAATGCAGCAGCTACTAACACATCAACTTTACAAACATACCAAGCAACAATCACTGTAGCTAACGGTGCAACAACTGGTAAAGAGGCGTCAATAGGTATGCCTGCAAACTTTATCCCTATGTGTGTTGCTGTTAACGTAACTACAGCATCAACAAACAACGTCAACTTAGTTGATATTGGTGATGATGGTGATACAGATTCATACACTGACGGCATTGCTGTAGCAGTAAACTCTACTGGTTTCAAAGGTGTCTTTGGTTGTAATGGTGTCAGAGGTATTACAGGATTAACAGGTGCAACTACAACTGCTGATGAAGTAGAAGTAGTAGTAAGTGGAGATCCGGGTAGTGCTACTGTAATCAGATTAACTTTTGTTGGTTTAGTACTAGCAT